GAGGGAAATAACATAACCATAGTTTTTTAGGGTATTGCAAACTAGACCTGCAAGATCGTGTGGACATCCCTCTTTACCATCTGCCCAGTATAATTGGCCATCTATCCAACGAGCACCACATTTTAGACATTCTTTAATCATATTTTTTCAATTCCTTTTCTTATATCATCATGCAATCTTTGAGTTGCAGTTTTTTCTTGTTCTTTCATATGCTCTTGTCTACCATCTTTGGTAAAGACTTTCTTCTCATAATCAAAGTGAGGATGTGGTAAAGCACTTACAACAGGGTCTTTAGATTTATTTTTAATTACAATAAATTTATCTTTTGCAAAAGTTCCTGCAAGATTAACTTCTATATCATCGCCATCTTTCCAGTTAATTTCACCTTTAAGATTAGTGTGAAGCATAGCTTCCTGTATTTGATCAATAAGTTCTTGAGTAAGTTTCATTCATCTCTCCATAAAATTTTATTCTCATTTGGGTTTGTGTAAAATTCGGATACAGATATTCCTATTAGATGTAAAAATACAATAAAAATAATTGCAACTAATCCTAATTTCACTTTTTAAACACTCCTAATTTTGCCAAAAGATAAAGTGCTAGTATTGTCCAGAAGACAACTTCTAATCCAACATTGTTCATTGATACTTCTCCAAATCACATTCTACTAGGATTTCTCCCTCACCCTCTCTTGATATTGGAGGGCCTACTTTTTCCTGCAATACTTTAAGTTCTTTTGCACCCTCTCCTTGATCATAAGGAATTGGTGCGTTATGCAAGCAAACACGAATGATTTGCATTTCTTCTGGAGTAAAAAAAATTTCTTTTTGCATTAGATTCCTAACAGTTTTCGTTGACGATTGAAATAATTATGTAATATCCAAGAGCTACTATTTAATTTATCAGTTCCACCAACACCATATTCAAATATAACGTTTTCGTTATTAGCAAACCCCATAGTTTCTGGAGTATTACTATGTCCTCTATCACCACCGTTACAGAATACAACTTGCTTGGATATTTCTAAGCATTTTCTAATCGCACCCTTTGCAGTATCATCAGAATCATCCCATGATATCACAGCATCTACCATATCTAGATGACGAATGATATCTGCTCTTTCTGTCCAACATTGAAAGTATTGACCTTTCTTTCTTTTTAACCAAGGGTCTCCATTTAATCCCACAATTAAATAGTCAGAAAAATCTTTTGCTCTTTCAAAATATCTTAAGTGACCACTATGTATAGGATCAAATCCACCAGTAACAAGGCTAATTTTATCAAAGATCATTCTACGAATGTTGAATCAGGTTCAAGTGCAATGAAGTAAGTTAAATTATTTGCTTTATTTACAAAACGAGCAAGTAATTTCTTAGATATGACAACCTCATAAGTACCAGGAAATATCTTAATATTCTCTACCTTAAAGTTGAATGAAAACTCTTTATCTGTTTCTCCTACAATCATACCAGTTTTAGTTGATGTATCATTCTTCTTATCACGAACAACCATCTTAACAACTCCATTTTCACCAACCACAGATAAATCTGAACATTGATTAACGGCTGATATTTTTAGCAAACGAATCAAAGTATCATTATCCAAAATAAAACAAACATCTTCAGATGGAAGAGTTAAAGTTTTTTCTGGAGGTGTAACAATTACACTAGGATCTGCAAAAAAGTATTCAGTTTCAAAATGCTTTCCATCTACAATTTTAACATAAGATTCATTTGTAAAATCTAATTCTGGATTTGCACAAAGAGATACATTATTTAAGAATTGAACAAGATCATAAATTGCAAAATCTTTTGGAAAATCTTCTTCAACTTCAACTTCAGCAAGAATATTTTTCATCACGGACATCGTGCGAAGAGACTTACCTTCTTTGAATAATATTGATTGATTTATTGAAGAAAAGTTTTTTAATAAATTAAATGTTTTTTCTGATAGTTTCATAGATTCAAGTGATTCAAAAGTTTGAAATGTTTGCATAATTAAGGCATTTGTTCGAAATTTCCAGATGGCATAGATGGTTCCCCATAATGTCCATCAAAGTGTAATAACAGCATAGCATAATGTATGACTTTCATCAAGTCTTTCTTATTCTTTCCGTCTTTATTTCCATACCTACTTCCATATTTTAAGATGTTTGCCTGACAAAAAGAAGAAGCTAAATCCTTAGATGCCATCAAATCTATGGTTTGAACTTTACGATACTCATGAGAGTTTCCTGTGTAATGTCCTTTATAAGTTCCTGATACGTATTCCTCAATATCTTTTAGAATTTCTTCTTCATGATATTTGTAATAATGTGCTGACTTTGGTTCGTAGTTAAAATGACTATAAGGATTTGTACCATCTACATCTGCTGTAGATAGATTTATATCATAATCAAGACCATCATCGTCAGAATCATTTTCTTGAATACCAAATTCAGATGGTGGCCAAGGAGAACCTGGTGTCCATTCAAATCCACCAGAGTTTTTGATAGATTCTAAATCCTTATCAGTGTTTCCTACCACTCTTTCTGCTCTTGCTCGATCTGCAGGATCAGTAAAAGGATTTTCTGCATTCGGATCATTACGTTTGTAATCATAGTAAGCATCCGAATGCTCTATTTCTTTTTTATTCATGATTGGATAATCCTCATCAAATGTTCCATTTAAAATAGATGCTGCTAAACTCCATGCATTAACCATATGTAAATAGAAAATCGTTTACGAGACTTTCTGCTTTTTCTTTTCCAAACTTACCAGACAGATATCCTGATACTGGATCAAGTTTAGTCATATAAGCATCAAAGTCTTTATAGTAACTGGTATCTACACCAGTTGGTTTCTCTAATTCTACCATATCTTTAAACTTTGTCAAGTAAGTCTTAAACATCTCAAGATGTTCATCCACCTCATCCATTGTACACTTAACCACGTAAATGTTTTCTGAAAAATGATTACCAGGTTCAAAGAAACGAATATCTCCATCTTGTTTTGGTAAACCATCAACAGAGAACAAATAGTTTTCTACAGGATGTTGAAAATCAAAGACAATAATGACCTTCTTGTCAAAGAATCCCATAAGATCCATACCAAAACATGGAAGATTACTGCCTGTCTTAGGATAGATGATGTTGTTGTATATGCAAGATTTTTCATTCCAGATCTCCACTTCTCTTGACTTAATTATATATGGGGTTGTATAGGTTTTTGCAGTTAAGTGTGTACCTTTAGATTCCCATGTAGCCCAAACGCTCCCTACACCGTTGTGGAGAGGGAGCGTTTCGTGCAGAATCTTTTTGTAATTAACCCACAGATTCATTGTTTTCATACATTGCGTCTTCTTTCTTGTCCATTTCAAAGTCAGCATCTACTTTGTCATACAACTCAAGGAATGATTGCTTTGTCTCATCATCAAATCTGTTGATACAAACTTGAATTGCCTTTTGCTTATTCTTGAAGATTGCATATGCACGAATGATGTGAACCAATCTTCTTGTGCTGATGATTTCTTCAATACCACCATCGTAAAATGTCTTACGAATAATGTCACCCCAATCAACTAATCTCTTACAGAAATCAACATCGTTAACACCAAGAGTTGCAGCAATCTTTTCTAAGATCTTGTTCTCTACTGAGGGAGAGGGGTAGGATTGCTCGAAGGTAACTGGGAATCTTTCAAGGAATGCTTCGTTGAGCACGTTAGTTCCAATAAAGCGTCCGTCGTCTGAACCTTTACCCTTAGTATTTGCGGTGGCGAATATGTTGAATCCGTCTCTTGGTTCAACGTATCTTCCAATCTTTTTAAGGAAAAGACCATTTCCCTCAAGGACGCTCTGAAGGCAGAGGATTTTGTTAGAGGCAAGGTCGATTTCGTCAAGGAGCAAGATTGCACCTCGCTCAAGTGCTTCGATGACTGGGCCATTGTGCCATACGGTCTCACCATTAACAAGACGGAAACCGCCAATAAGATCATCTTCATCTGTTTCAATAGTAATGTTTACACGGATAATTTCTCTACCCAACTGAGCACATGCTTGCTCAATACCAAATGTCTTACCGTTACCAGATAAACCAGTTACGAAAGTAGGATAGAATAACTTAGATGCAATAATTTTTTTGACATCTTGAAAAGAACCAAACTTCACAAAAGTATCATCTTTTTGTGGAACTAAGTTCTTCTCTGCAGCTGGCATTGCAGATGGAGATTGAAAAGACTTTTCAATGTTCTCTACAGACTTTTTAGTTACTGTAAGATTCCATTTGCCTGGACTAACTCTGAACTTCTTGATTTTTTTGGTTACAGTTGCGTATCCAATATTGTTCATTAGAGCAAAAGCACGAACATCAGCAGCAGTAAATTCGTTGCCATATGTGCTTTTCAAT